CATCTGCATAATCTTCTTCGTTTAAAAGCCATGTCCAAAATAAATGGTCATCGCTGAAGACGATCATAGGTGATGCGAAGTTGAGCATCTGATCTATTACATCAAAACGGCGTAAGGCTGTAAGAATGTAAAACCACCTCCGAATACCAATTAAGGTGTTATCTACTGTGGTGTTACCTTGTCCGGACTTATTTCCTCCAATAACCCAAACAAGCTCGCCGGATTCCAAAACGATAAGAGTGAAAGTAATGTTTCTATAAACATACTTCATCCTATGTAGGTACCGGCTTTTCGCCTTTAATCTTTTCCATCTTGCATATGAAATAGATGCAAATTCCTCTGGGTGACAGCCTGCGTCATGACGTTTTCCGTCAATAGAGGCTGTTAGGCACCTCCCATGCTTTCTTTTTACGTCAAGCATGGAAGTTCTGACCAAAGGCCAGAAGCCTTCAAATTTGTTCATCCCGATTCCTGAAACTGTATCAGGCCAACAGGATGCATAGACATGTTTGTTTTGTTTAAAACACATAGTGTGTGATACACTAAGATGGAAAACACCGGCCGCCATAAACAGCCTGGACTTGTGTTCCTCAAGGACTTTCTCCCTGGGTGGTAACTCGTCTTTATTCCAGCCTGACATTACCTCGGCTGGTAGTAATCCATTGTCTATTTTTGCAAGGACTGCCTCAAATTCTGGCAGAAGTTGTTCTACAACTGCCTTCTTATCTGGCTTTCCTTCAAAAGTGGGGTAGCACTCCCTAAAGATAATCCCGGGTGAAGTCGTGCCATCTATCTCTTGGACTATTACACCAAGTGGTAGTGGTTCCTCTTCAGGTACGACGTCGACGAACCAGCTAAGCAGCATGTCACCTGACACACTCCATACGACTGGGTCCACCGCCAATTCACCTCGTTCGAAGTATCTTTTTAGTAGTTTGTGCTCCTGGCCTTCCTCCTTCCATGCAGGTATGAATGCTGTCCGGAGATGCTTCCATTTTCTCATGCTTGGTAAGGTGAAAGGTTTGACCCAGGTTCTCCACTTTTTCCCAAATTTCTTCCCCTCCCTGGCTAGTAATTTTTCCGGCATGTGTGTCTCATCCGCCAGGGGTAAATGAGACATGCCGTCCAAGATGCGGTAGTCGCTCAGTGTACCGGCCCAGAAACTGGGCTCATACACTGAGCAGAATTCACTAAAAAAGACTGAATAAGAGGTATTGGGATAAATCTATTCTCCTTTCCTATGTAGCCTTTGTGAATTCCCCCGATTGGGTTTCCTGCAGTATGGAGGAAGAGAGGTTCTCCTGAGGATCCTGCCTCAGTGGAAGCGTCGTGCAATCCAATGACATCTGTTGTGTCAGTGATGCGGCCTCCAGTAACTTTCTCTGCCTGTACATCCTCGTAGCTCATGGTGAAGCGGGCTCCCCTTTGAGCTAGGAGTAATTTTGCGCCTTTTCCCGGAACTGAGTCTTTGTCACAGTCAACTGATGGACGTGTTAAAAGCATCAGATCCAGGTCGGGATCAAAGTTCACAATTGTAGCAATGGCTTTCTTTCCATTGCTCCTAATTATGACTTCAACCTCGTGTCCGATTTCACAACTAGTGAAAGATTGGGACACATGGTGGACAGTTAATATTCCTTTCGGAAGTATAGCTCCTCCCCCCACGTGTAGTCCCTTTCGATCTCCAGTCTGTCCCAATATTGAGACTCTTTTCCCGAAAGCAATTTTTGTCACTGGTATTTCATTTCCAGTAGGACCGGTCATTATTGCTTCGTCGCTCGCAACTTTTTCC